GCCGGTTTCGAGCCCGCGCGCACCGTCCGGCCCGGCACGCTGAAGATCGAGATCGTCCCGCAAGGGGGCGATCAATGAGCCTGCGCATCATCTCCGCCGACGACCGGCTGCGCGAGGCGCAGGGCAAGACCACCATGGCGCTGTTCGGACCGAGCGGCGCGGGCAAGACCACGCTGCTGAAGACCCTGCCGCCCGCCGAGACGCTCTGCATCGATCTGGAGGCAGGCCTGAAGTCCGTCCAGGACTGGCCGGGCGACAGCATCCCGATCCGCCGCTTTTCCGACGCGGTCGATATCGCCTGCCTGATCGGCGGCGCGAACCCGGCCGCCCAGCCCGAGGAGCATTTCTCGGAGGCGCATCATGCGCATCTGCGGGCGCAGCATCCCAAGCTGGCCGAGAAGATCGATGCCAAACGCATCATCTTCGTCGACAGCATCACCGACCTGACGCGCCAGGCCATGGCATGGGCCAAGACCCGGCCCGAGGCGCTGTCGGAACGCACCGGCAAACCGGACACGCGCGGCGCCTACGGCCTTCTTGCGCGCGAGGTCATCGGGCTCCTGAAGCACCTTCAGCATGCGCCCGGCCGCACCGTCGTCTTCGTCGGCATCCTCGAGAAGGTCGTCGACGACATGAACCGGGTGACCTGGCAGCCGCAGATGGACGGCGGAAAGGTCGCCCGCGAGCTCCCCGGCATCGTCGATCAGGTGCTGACGATGAGTCTGTTCACGCAGGATCCCGGTGCGGGCCCCGATGCGCCCCCGACCTGGCGGCACGATCCCGACAAGGGCGGCGCGCGCCGCCTTGTCTGCCAATCCGGCAATCCGTTCGGCCTGCCGGCCAAGGACCGCAGCGGCAGGCTCGACCTGACCGAGCCGCCCGATCTCGGCGCGCTCCTCACCAAGATCAATCAACCCCGGAAAGGATGACGACATGACCTTCGACATGAACGACGTGGAGCCGCAGCAGTCCGGCGACCTGATCCCCGACGGCACCTTCGCCAAGGTGGTGATGACGCTGCGCAAGGGCGGTACCGACGGGTCGAGCGATGCGGATCGAGGACTGCTCAAGGCCTCCAACCAGCCCGGCAGCGACGTGCTGATGCTCGACGCCGAGTTCACCGTCGCCGAGGGCCCGCATGCCCGGCGCAAGTTCTGGCAGAACTTCACGGTGCAGGGCGGGAAGCTCGACGAGCAGGGCCAGTCGATCGGCTGGAAGATCTCGAAATCAACCTTCCGCGCCATGATCGACAGCGCGCTGGGGCTGAACCCCGAGGACATGAGCGAGGCGGCGAAGGCCAAGCGGGTGCTGCGCGGGCTCGCCGATCTCGACGGGATCAGCTTCGTCGCGAAGATCCAGATCGAGCCGAGCCGCAACCCCGCCTACAAGGACGCCAACAAGCTCGACCATGTCGTGCTGCCCACCGCGCCCGAATGGCAGAAGGTGATGGCGGGCGAGCCGGTGCCAGCGCAGCCGTCAAACAAACCCCGGCCCGCCGCAGCACCCGCGCAGTCCGCGAGCCCGGCATGGGGCCAGCCACAGGCGGCCTCCGCGCCCACGGCACCTGCCTGGGGCGCGCCGTCGGCTCCCGCCCAGCCCGCCACCCAGACGCCGCCCGCCGCCAAACCCGGCAACGGCCCGGCCTGGCTGAACCCGTGAGCCCGGACGAATGGCAGGCGCATGTCACCACGGAGGCGGCACTGGCGATGGGACGCTGGCTCGAGGCGCGCGGGCGTCTCGACCGCCCCATCGCCAGCCTGACGCGGCGCGATCTGGAATGCATGGCATCGAACGCCATCAGCCGGTTCATCGTGCTGTCCTCCGAGCGCCGGACCACCGCTCCGGAAAAGGAGGAGCGCGACGCGCTGGACCTGCTGCTCATGGGGTGAGCGGCGTGTCGGAAAGGCTCCGGGGGAGCGTTTCAGCCGCGAACGGGCGGAGCCCTCCTTCGCGTGCCGATCTCGCCCGGCGCGTGCCCTGCGCTCACTGCGGTCGCGAGGCCCGGGGCTTCGGCTACTGCCACGGCCTGCGCTGGCCCCGTCACCCTCATTACCGCTTCTGCTCGATGGCTTGCCTGATGGCGGGCTCGGCCAACGCCAAAAGGAACCACGGCATGATCGACAAGACCGACATGGAGACGCGCGCCATCGTGGAGGCCCGCCGAATGCTCGCCGAGGCGCTGACGGAGATGGGCCTGATGGAGCCCTTCTTCGACCGCCCGGCCGCGGACATCGACCGCGTGATCGAGGCCTGCGTCGACGGCTTTCAGGCCTCAATGCAGCGTCAGTCCGACAATGGCGATGTGCCGTTCTGAGGGGGTGCGGATGCTGGTCGATTTCAATCACGGATCGGGCTTTGTCTACGGCCGCGACGCCTCTGAACCGGAACCCCTCGGCGCGCAGATCAACGGCCGCATCGATGCCGCGCTGGAGGCCGAACGCGAGGGCCAGCGCCCGCGCAACTATCTGGGCGCCAGCCGCATCGGCGAGCCCTGCGCGCGGCGGCTGGTCTACGAGGTCACCCACACGCCGCCCGATCCGGGCAAGGATTTCGAGGGGCGCGTTCTTCGCATCTTCGCGGCCGGTCATGTCTTCGAAGATCTGGCGATCCGCTGGCTGCGGCAGGCCGGGTTCGATCTGCGCACGCAGACGCAGGCTGGCGGCCAGTTCGGTTTCGAGACGGCAGGCGGGCGCATTCGCGGCCATGTGGACGGCGTGATCGTCGGTGGCCCGGAGATCGGCCTCGCCTGGCCGGTGTTGTGGGAACACAAGGCCCTGAAGGCCTCATCCTGGTCGGACACCGCGAAGAAAGGCGTGCAGATCTCGAAGCCCGTCTATTTCGGCCAGATGCAGATCTACATGGCCTACATGGGCCTCGGGTCCGCGCTTTTCTCCGCGCTGAACAAGGATACTTGCGAGCTCTACCACGAGCATGTGCCGTTCGATCCGGCCGCCGCGCAGGCGCTGTCGGACAAGGCGGTCGACGTGCTGCGTGCCGCCGATGCAGGCGATCTTCTGCCCCGCATCGCGACCAGCCCTGATTTCTTCCTCTGCCGGTTCTGCCCGTTCGCCGTCCGCTGCTGGGAGGACCGCGCATGACCATCACCCTTTCTGATACCCAGGGCCGCGCCATCGCCGCCATCCGCGCCTGGTACGAGACGCAGCGGCACGAGCAGCAGATCTTCCGTCTGTTCGGTTATGCGGGAACCGGCAAGACCACGATCACCGCCATGGCGATCGAGGCGCTGGGGCTTGAGCCTATGACACCGGGCGGGCTTGGCGGGGTGCTCTTTGCCGCCTTCACCGGCAAGGCGGCGCTCGTCATGACGCGCAAGGGCACGCCCGCGCAGACCATCCACAGCCTGATCTACCGCGTCTCCGAGGCGACGCCCGAAGAGATCGCGCGCGCGACCGAGGATCTGGCGGCGCTGCGGCGCGACCTGCCGCGCATGGGCCCGGCCGAGCGGGGTTTCGCGATGACGCGCATCGCCCAGCTCGAGCTGCGCCTCGAGGACATCCACCAGCCGAAGTTCCTGATCAACGAGCAGTCGATCCTGCGCGACGCGGACCTTCTGGTGCTCGACGAGGTGTCGATGGTGGGCAAGGAGATGGCCCACGATCTCATGGCCTTCGGCAAGCCGATCCTCGTGCTGGGCGATCCGGGGCAGCTGCCGCCCGTCAAGGACACGGGCTTTTTCACCGAGACCGCCCCGGACGTGATGCTGACCGAGGTGCACCGCCAGGCAGGCGACAGCGCCATCCTGCGGCTCGCGACGCTGGCCCGCGAGGGACTGCCGATCCCACCCGGCGCGCATGACGACCATGTCTGGAAGATGTCCCGCCACGAGGTCGGTCCCGCGCAGATGCTGCAGGGTGGCCAGGTGATCTGCGGCACCAACGCGACGCGCCGCTGGCTGAACACCGCGATGAAGAGCGCGGCGGGGTTCGGTGCGGATTTTCCGACAGGCGGCGGCGAGAAGATCATCTGTCTCAAGAACCGGCATGATCTCGGGCTGATCAACGGCATGTTCCTGACCCTCACCGAGGTGCGGCAGGATCCGGACGACGCCTTCGCCTTCAGCGCCATGGTCGAGACCGAGGACGGGGTGAGCCTCGGCGGGCGACAGAGCTTCTGGCGCGGCGAATACGCCGATCATGTCGCCTACGATCCCGAACGCGGGCGGCGAGAATGGCAGATCCGGCGCGGGCTGATCGAGTCCAGCTGGGGCTACGCCATCACCTGCCACAAGTCGCAGGGCTCGCAATGGGAGAACGTCGTCGTGTTCGACGACGGTTTCGGGCGCAGCGCCGCCGACCGCAACCGCTGGCTCTACACCGCGATCACGCGGGCCGAGAAAGGTCTGGTGATCCTTGCTTGACCTCAACGACGCCAAACCGCTCGGCGGCGAGCCTCTGCGCTACGATCTCGATCTGGTGGTGGCGCGCCTTCGCGAGACCGCGGAAGTCTGGGTGCCACGCCTGTTTCCGCGCGGGCGCAGGTCGGGCGACGAGTGGCGGCTCGCCAACATCCGGGGCGACGCGCCGCGCAATACCGGCTCCTGTGTCATCACCCTGCGCGGCGCGCACGCTGGAGACTGGATCGACTTCGACGGCAATCAGGGCGGTGGCCCGATCAGCGCCATCGAGGAAGCGACCAGCCTCGACGGCCGGGCGCTGATCGTCGAGGCAGCAGAACTCGCGGGCATCGCGCCAGGCGCACCGGAACGCCGCGCACCGCCAACGCCGCCCCCATTGAAGCGCGATCCCGCGCTGGAGATCTCGCACATCCTGACGGGTGCGGAGACGATCACGGGCTCTCCGGTCGCGCGGTATCTGACCGGACGCGGCCTGATGGTGCCCGAGGCCGCCGATCTGCTGTTTCACCCTGACCTGACCCATTGGGAGACGAAGACCGGCTATCCGGCCATGCTTGGCCAAGTCCGCGACCGCGATGGCGCGGTCATCGGCCTGCACCGCAGCTACCTCGCCACCGATGAGGTGGCGGTCACCAAGGCGCCGCTCGACAAGGCCAAGAAGATGCTGGGCCGAGTGGCTGGTGGCGCGGTGCGTCTCGCCGATCTCGGCGACAGCGATCGGCTGGCGCTTTCCGAAGGCATCGAGACCGGCCTCGCGGTGATGACCGCATGCCCCGATCTGCCGGTCTGGGCGACGTTGTCGACATCGGGCCTCGAACAGGTCGATCTTCCGCCTGCCGCCCGGCGCGTGCTGATCCTGGCCGACAACGACACCTCCGGGGCCGGTCTGCGGGCCGCGGAGGCCTCTGCCCGGCGCCTGCGCGCGCAGGGGCGCGACGTGGCCGTCGTCCTGCCGCCCGAGGAAGGCGAGGATTTCAACGACCTGCTGCTGCGCGAAGGGCCCGAGGCTGTCGCTGCCCTGATCGCCGACGCGGAGGCCATCACCGAGGCAGAACCCACACTGCTGATCGGTCAGCACCGGCCGGTCAATTATCAGGGCAGCGGCGAGGCCATCCCCACCTTGCGCGCCGACGAAGGCGATCTGGCCCGCTCGGTCGAGCGGGTCTGGAGCCTGCTGATGGCCTCGAACCGAACGCCATGGGTGTTCCGTTTCGCCGGGCAGCCGACATGGGTGGTGCCCGACGACGAGGGCCGTCCGGTCGCCACCGCGATCACCGAGGAACGCTTGCGCCACATGCTGGCGCGGCTGGCGCACTGGAAGAAGCTGAACGGCAAGGGAGAGCTGGTCGCGGCCCCGCCGCCGATCGTCGTGGTCAAATCCGTGCTGGCCACGCCCGATCCGGCGCTGCCCGTTCTGGTGGGCATCGTCAACACACCCGTCTTTGGTCGCGGCGGCACGCTGCTGACCACGCCGGGATATCATCCCGACGCGCGGCTTCTCTATGCCCCGACGCCCGGCTTTGTCGTGCCGACCATTCCGGCCAAGCCATCAACCGCCGAGATTGCCGCCGCCCGCAATCTGCTTTGCGAGGATCTGCTCGGCGACTTCCCGTTCGTCGGTCCCGCCGAGATGGCGCATGTGATCGCGCTGCTGCTGCTCGGCTTCCTGCGCGGGATGATCGACGGGCCGACGCCGCTGCACCTGATCGAGAAGCCGACGCCCGGCTCCGGCGCCACGCTGATGGTCGATGCCGTGGCCACCATTCTCACCGGGTCGGGCGCGAGCGTCATGACCGAAGGGCGCGACGACGACGAATGGCGCAAGCGGGTCACCGCCAAGCTGCGCCAGATCCCCGCCATCGTGCTGATCGACAACCTGCGCGCCAAGCTCGACAGCTCCGCCGTCGCGGCCGCCCTGACGGCGCCCTTCTGGGAGGACCGGATCCTCGGCGCATCGGAGATGGCGCGACTGCCGATCCGCTGCCTCTGGATCGCCACCGGCAACAACCCCGAGTTCTCCAACGAGATGGCGCGCCGCCTCCTGCGAATCCGGCTCGACCCCCACGAGGAGCGCCCTTGGCAGCGCACCGGCTTCCGCCATCCCGATCTGACGACGTGGGTGCGCGCGAACCGCCCCCGGCTGGTCGCCGCCTGTCTCACGCTCTGCCAGGCGTGGATCGCCGCCGGAAAGCCGCGCGGCGCGCGCACCATCGGCTCCTTCGAGAATTGGGCGCATGTCGTGGGCGGCGTGCTCGAGGTGGCGGGCATTCCCGACTTCCTCGGCAATCTCGATGAGATGATGGAGGCCTCCGACAGCGAGGGCGCGGGCTGGAGCGCCTTCATCGCCGCCTGGTGGGATCGTTTCGGGACTGCCGAGGTGGGTGCGGCCGACCTCTTCGACGTAGCGGCGTTCTGTGACCCGGCTCCACCAATCAGCGGCAACACCGACAGGGCACAAAAGACCAGCTTCGGGATCGCCATCAAGAAGATGCGGGACCGAGTGTTTCGAGTGGGTGCGAGGAAGGTTCGCTTGGTCAAGGCAGGGATCGATCACAAGGCCACCCGCTGGAAGCTTGAGGTCTGCGATGACCGTCCGTCCCGACGTGGGCCTGAACAACCTCAGGCTGGGGAACCTCGGCCCTGCGAGGGGAACCTCCAAACCGGAGGTTCCCCGCTTCAAGTGTCTGATATCATTGGCCGAGGGGAACCTGGGGAACCTGGGGAACCTCTTTCAACCCTTACGCACACGCGCGCGCACGCACATGCGAAGGATGATGCCGAAAAAGGTTCCCCAGGTTCCCGAGGTTCCCCAAACCATTCGAGATCAGGGGGTTATGCCGGGGAACCTACAGGGGAACCTCCGATCCGAGGTTCCCAAGGTTCACCCGTCCCCGACTGGCTGCGGGAGCTCGATCCATGAGCCCCGCATGCCCCGCCCGTCACCCCATCGAGCAGCAACCCGGAAAGGAGCCCACCATGGCCCACGCATCTCTGACCCCGACACCCATGAGCGCCCCGTTCCCGGGCGTGCCGGTCGTTCTCGCCCTCGATCTCGGCACCACGACCGGCTGGGCCCTGCAGGCCGCTGACGGTCTGATCACCAGCGGCACCGTGTCCTTCCGGCCCAGCCGCTATGACGGCGGTGGCATGCGATACCTGCGGTTCCGGGGCTGGCTCGACCAGTTAGCTAGCGACACCGGGGCCATTACCGCCATCCACTTCGAGGAGGTGCGCAGGCACGTCGGCACCGACGCGGCGCATGTCTATGGCGGGCTGCTGGCCACGCTGACGGCATGGGCGGAGACTGCGGGCGTCGCCTATCAGGGCGTCCCGGTCGGTACCATCAAGCGCCACGCCACCGGCAAGGGCAACGCGAACAAGGACGCCATGATGGCGGCCGCCCGGGCGCGCGGCTTCTCGCCCACCGATGACAACGAGGCTGACGCCATCGCGATCCTGCTCTGGGCGCTGGAGACCCGGGGAGGTGTGCAATGAGCGGCATGCGGTTCACGCCCAAGGGCTATGGCGGTCACCGCCGCAACCCCGACGAGGTCAAGCGCGACGGTTGGAAGGAACAGGGCCTCCTCGCCGTCGCCATCGACGATCACCGCCTGACCTGGCCCGAGCGTGAGTTGGTCCGTCAACTGGGCGAGAAGCTGTATGGCAAGCTCCCTGCAGTCCGGGAGGTGCGGCATGACTGACTGGACCACAGCGCAGGTACAGGATCGGCTGGAGCTTGCGGCGGGCGTGATGCGGCAGATGCCGGGCGTGATGCCGCAGGGATTCTTCAACGCCTGGCCGGAGTACTTCCACAGCTTCGCCGACAAGGTCGGTCAGGAGCCGCAGATGCGTCGCCCGAGTCCGAGCCCGCGACAGATCACGCAGGCCGAGGAAGCGATGCTCTGGCTGCGCTGGCTCGAGCCCGAGGATGCGCGCCTGGTCTGGGCCCGCGCGGACGGAATGGCGTGGAAGCCGATCTGCTGGCAGTTCGGCCTGTCGCGCACGGCCGCGACCAAGCGCTGGCAGTACGGCCTTGCGGTGATCACCTGGCGGCTGAACGGTCGCGTGCCGTCGCCCCGCCGGTCGCAACAGTTCGTCATCGAGAACGCCAATCGCCTGTCAAGAAAAATCGTCCTCTGAGGAAATTTTCGGGTGTACATCGCAGGGCCTTACACATTTCGACGAGGGCGCTAGAAAACGAATATGCTCGGGAGAGGGGCGCGCAGGCAGAGGCCGCGCCGCAGGCTTCCGGGGTCCAGTGAAGGGTCCAGCCGGGGTCCGATGGGCTAACCCATTGAGTTCTTGGTTCCTTCCTGGCGTTATTCGTATGCTGGCGGGCGAAGCGCGGAACATCGCCAGCGACAGGGCCGGATTTTTGGGAAGCCACCCGGAAGCCGGAGCCACTCACGCCCCGTGCAAACACCAATGAACGCTGGCCTTCCGACCGGACACCGCTGGTGGCCGCCGGACCCCGCTTGGAGTCCGGCCCGGCATCCGGAGTCCGGAAGCCACCGGCATCCACCCGACCGAGGAACCTTGCCCACAATGACGCTGAGCTTCGCCCCGGACGCGATCGAGACCTGGCCGCTGGCCAAGCTCCAGCCCTACGCGAGGAACGCGAAGGCGCACGGCGCGGACCAGGTCGCGAAGATCGCCGCCAGCATGGCCGAGTTCGGCTGGACCGTGCCCTGCCTCGTCGCCGAGGACGGGGAACTGATCGCGGGCCACGGTCGCGTGCTGGCCGCGACGCAACTGGGGCTGACCGAAGCGCCGGTGATCGTGCTCGGGCACCTGACCGAGGCGCAGCGGCGGGCCTACCGGATTGCCGACAACAAGCTCACCGAACTCGGCACCTGGGACGAGGCGCTGCTGTCGGCGGAACTGAACGACCTGCTGGCCGAAGATTTCGACCTGTCGCTGGTCGGCTTCTCGGACGGCGAACTCGACAAGCTGCTGGCCTACGTCGCGGAAGACGACGGTGAAGAAGGTGGCGCCGGGGGCTCCGTGCCGCCGGTGACCATCCCCGAGCTGCCGCGCAACCCGGCCTCGCGGACGGGCGACCTGTGGATCCTCGGCGACCATCGCCTCCTGTGCGGCGACAGCACCAGCGCGGCCGACGTGCGCCGCCTGATGAACGGCGAGCGGGCGATCCTGTTCGCGACGGACCCGCCGTATCTCGTCGACTACGACGGTTCGAACCATCCGACCCGCAACAAGGACTGGTCCGCGTCCTACGGCACGACCTGGGACGACAGTTCGCAGGGGGCCGAGCTTTACGACGGCTTCATCGCGGCCGCCGTGGCGGAAGCCATCGCAGATAATGCCGCCTGGTATTGCTGGCACGCCTCACGCCGTCAGGCGATGCTGGAAGCCTGCTGGGAAAAGGCCGGTGCCTTCGTGCACCAGCAGATCATCTGGGTGAAGGACCGCGGTGTCCTGACCCGGTCGCATTACCTTTGGAAGCACGAGCCCTGCTTCATGGGCTGGCGGCGTCCGAACCGCCCCCCGAAGGTGGCCGAGGAAACGCTGCCATCGACATGGGCGCTGCCCAGCTTCGCCAAGGACGAACGCCCCGATCACCCGACGCCGAAACCGCTCGACGCCTTCGGCATCCCGATGCGCCAGCACGTCGCCCGCGGCGGGCTGTGCTACGAGCCGTTCTCCGGCTCCGGTTCGCAGATCATGGCGGGCGAGGCCAACGGCCGGCGCGTCTTCGCGATGGAAATCAGCCCGGCCTATGTCGATGTGGCTGTCGAACGCTGGCAGGCCGAGACCGGCAAGGACGCGACCCTCGACGGCGACGGCCGGACCTTCGCGCAGGTGAGAACCGAGCGGCTGGGCGACGACGCCGAGGCCCCGGCCGATATGCCGGACACGGACGCCGCCCCCGAACCTGCGCGCAAGCGCAAGACCGCCGCGTGACATGCATGACCTGGCTCTACCTTCCTCCGGACGCGCTTCCGGGGCCGGAGACGCATGCCTCTTCGGCCTCTCGCTGTGCTCAGGCGCAGGCGGGCTCGACCTCGGGCTCACCATCGCCATCCCCGGATATCGTGCTGTGGGCCATGTCGAACGGGAAACCAACGCCGCAGCCAGTCTCGTGGCGCGGATGGAAGATGCGTCCCTGGATCAGGCTGTTGTCTGGGACGATGTTGGAACCTTCGACGGCCGCCCTTGGCGCGGCGCCGTCGGAACCTTTGGTCAGGTGCCGAACCCGTCGAGCCAAAATGTCGTCGGCCCCGTCAGCGTTATCGCCGCATTTTTGTCTAGATAAAGCGGAAGATCGGCGAGAGCGGCGGCCCCTTGTTCGGACGCAAGGGCCGACTGAAATGCCTCCAGGTTCTCCCACTCGAGCACTGCCATCCCGTCGTAGGGCTGCTCGGATCCATCTGCGCCCGGTGCGAACAGAAAGAATTCGTAGCTCATGAGGCCCGGCAGCCGATGCGCGAGCGGCACATGGGTTTCGAACTGATGCACGCGAAACTGCTCGTAGGTCAGGTCGCCACGGCGCTTGACGAGAGTCACGGCCTTGAAACTCTCGCTCGGTCCGGAACCTTGCGCTGCTGCCGAACCGCCCGTACCGGCCGCCGCGAACGCGACTCCTGCCATCAACTGTCGCCGTGTCATGAGTACCTCCTCGATTTCGACCACAGTCAAAAAATAGCTGAGTCATGTGACGCGACGATCACAAGGACGGGGCGACGAGCCTTGCCAACACGCCGGTGAACGGCCTGCTTGGCCGCCAGGTCCTCGTGACGCCGATGGCTGGGAGCGATACCTCCGAGCCGCGCCGGACCTTGAACCCGCTGTTCGTCGAAGCACTGATGGGCAGGCCCACCGGGTGGACCGGCTTCGCCTCTGTGGCAACGGCGTGGTCCCCCTGGTTGCGGCGCATGCGCTGCGAACTCTCGCAGCTGAACTGCTGGCCGATCGATGAGGCAGCGGCATGAAGCAGACCCGGCTCATGTCGCTGGTCGAGTCCATCGCCAACGTGATCGTTGGCTACGGCGTTGCGGTCGTCACGCAGATCCTGATCTTCCCGATCTTCGGGCTGCACACGACGCTGGCGCAGAACCTCAAGATGGGTGCGGTGTTCACGGTGGTGAGCATCGCCCGCTCCTTCGCCTTGCGGCGGGTGTTCGAGGCGATCCGGATGCGGAAATCATCCGGGTGCGCGACCGGCAAGAACGTCGGGTAGTTGCCGCAGACTGAAACCTCCTAGGGTTTCGAGGGTGTTGCTCAAGGTTCCCGGCCGAAGGGTCTTGCGGTTGCCCGGAATGATCAGTGTTCGTCCGTCTGGGTGTTTCATCTTGATGTGGCTGCCCTTGCCGCCATCGACTTCTTCAAAGCCATAGTGCTTGCGGGTTGCTTGAACGAGCTCGCGCGAACTCGTTGTTGGAGCTGGCTTGATGTGGCCCCACGGGAGCACGGGTCGGACGCCTCGGGGGACGATTGCGTAGATCCTGCGATCGATATCCATCGCTGATCGGATCATATGTTTCGCAACCAGCCATTGGTGCGATGGAAATTTTGCCGGGCAGGTAGCTGTCAAAACCTGGCTCTGGAGCTCCCAAAGGCCGACTTCGTGCTGCTTATCCGGTACGAAATTCAACCCAAGCCCGTAGCTGTAAGGTTGCTTCGGAATGCTGTGTTCCAAGTAGGTCTTCAATGCCCGACGGACCGCCGGGTTGAGCCTCTCCTTGTAGCGAGGCTCATTCAAACGACGAACGCTGTCGGCATTCGCAAGGCTTTCTTCGATGCAGTCGAGAGTCCGAAATTTCGGGGCGTACACCGATGCTTGGTATGGCCTGTAGCAGTCCCGGCGCGTCGAAACGAGCAAGCGGAACGCAAAGCTCTCCACTTTGTGGTGAAACTGTTCGTGCAGGTAAAATGCGTAGAAGGAGGCTCGGATGAGATCTTCGGCAAGCTTCGAGCGTGATCCGCGCCAGCGACCGCCACGGCGGAGGTGTCTCGCGATCTCGAACGCCTGCCGGATCGTGCAGTCTTCACGGATGTAGATGCCCCAGTCAGCCCCAAAGTAGTGGACCGGACAGTACCATGCGCAAAATGGCTCTGGAGGGTTTTCAACAGGATAGGACCGGTCCGAACGACCAAACGGGCCCTCGGGAGCACTGGGCTCTTCACCCCCGCGCATCTCGCGAAGATAATCTTCAAGCGCCTCCACCGGGTCGAAGTCCTCAAGCAGGTCGCCACGTTCTCGATCTGACTCGATCTTTTCGCCAAGGATGTCCTCGACACTGACTTCGAAGACATCCTCGTTCTCACTGATCTCGCCAGTGATCTCTTCTTCGCGCGGATCGTTCCCGAGAGGCTCGATCTCGTGTTCGGCCAAGATTTCTAGGATCTGTTTTGTACTTGCTGGCATGGTGCCCTCGGAATGCGTCGCCTTGGTCTGCGTTTGCACTCAGCATATCCGAGAAGGACGCCATGCCAACAAGAGCTTACGGTTATGGCCTGATCCGGTAGACCCGCCCTCGGTTTTCGACCTTCTCCGAGGTCACCTCGAGCCCGAGTTTCTTCTTCAGCGCCCCGGCCATCGCGCCGCGCACCGTGTGCGACTGCCAGCCCGTCGCGGCCATGATCTCCTCGATGGTGGCGCCGTCCGGCGCGCGCAGCATGGTGATCAGCGTGGCCTGCTTGGTGCCCTCGCGCGGTGTGCGCGCCTTGGGCGCGGTCTCGGTGCCGGTGGCGGCCTCCGGCGCAGACTGCTCGGTCGGTGCGTCGGTCGCGCCCGCAGGTGCGGGGTTCGCGTCCTCGGGCTCGATGCCGATGGCGGCGAGGCCCGCGTCGGTGGCGACCAGCGTGACGCCGTGGCCGTCCCCGCTCTCGCGCCACATGGGCTCGCCCTTGCGCAGGTTGGCGTCGACCTCCTCGAGGAAGCCCTTGGCGAGCATCGCGCCGACCACCTTGGCGGCGGCGCCACCCCGCAGGCTCTCGGGCAGCGGCAGGGCGATATGCTCGGGCCGCTGAGCGGCGGCGCTCAGGATCAGGGCTTGGGTGTCGGAAAGCTTGGTCATCGTCGTCTCCCGTATCGGGGCGCGCGGGATGCGGGCCCTTCTACGAGGTCGAGCCCGCCAGTCAGCGGGCGGGACCGGGAGCGGATCGTCTTACTCGGCGTGTTCGCCTTCGTTGAAGGCCATGTCGGTGATCTCGCGCAGCTTGGCGCGGTAGTGGTTCAGGGTGCCGACATGGCCCCAGTTGATCTCGTCGGGGCTGGTCTCGAAATGGTCCGCGCTGAGGGCGGCGAGCCGCTCCAGCATCGCGTCGATCTCGAACTTGGCGGCGAGGAAGGCGTCGAGGGCCTTCGTGTTGTCGGGGGCTCGGCGGGTCATCTTGGTGGCTCCGTGGTGAGTTGCATCGCGTCGTCGGAGTGACGTTCGCTCCGGTAGCGACGCTTATCAACTCGATAAGCGCATGATCTTGAATGATAATCGGAGCCGTCGATGCAGGGCATGAGCGAGCGCCAGTACGCCGCGCATGTCGGGCTGTCGCGGGGCGCGATCCAGAAGGCGAAGACGGCCGAGCGGCTGGTCCTCTATCCCGACGGCAGCATCAACGCGGCCGCCAGCGACGCCCGGCGGGCGGAAACGACGGACCCGTCGAAGACGAGGAAGTCGCCCGCGCAGAAGCCTAAACCCGTCCCCGAGGCGGCGGTGGCCGCCGTCGGCGACACGCTGCGCGAACAGGGCCTGGCGGTGCCGGCCGTCGGCGGCGGCACGACGTTCCTGCAGGCGAAGACCGCCAACGAGGTGCTGAAGGCGCAGGAGCGGCGCATCCGGCTCCAGAAGCTGAAGGGGGAGTTGATCGAGCGGGCCCGGGCGCTGGCGCTGGTGTTCCGGCTGGCGCGGGAGGAACGGGACACGTGGGTGAACTGGCCCGCGCGCGCGGCGGCGCTGATGGCGGCCGAGCTCTCGGCCTCGTGCAGCGACGCGACGGGCCAGCAGATCACCGTGGAGCCAGCCGCGATGCAGAAGGTCCTGGAGAAACATGTACGCGCCCACCTCGACGAACTCGCCGAGGTCCGGCCCGACTTCCGGTGATGATGATGGCCTGACGGACTTCGACGGCGCGGGCGAGATCCTGCGCGCCTGGGGCAGCGGGCTGCGGCCCGACCCGGACCTGACCGTCTCGGAGTGGGCGGATCGGCACCGGATGCTCTCGGGCCGCGCCTCGGCCGAGCCCGGGCGGTATCGCACGGTGCGCACGCCCTACATGCGCGAGATCATGGACCGGCTGTCGCCCGGCGATTCCACGCAGCGGGTCGTGTTCATGAAGGCCGCGCAGGTCGGCGCGACCGAGGCGGGCAACAACTGGATCGGGTTCGCCATCCACCAGGCGCCGGGTCCGATGCTGGCGGTCCAGCCGACCGTGGAACTGGCCAAGCGCAACTCGCGCCAGCGGATCGACCCGCTGATCGACGAAAGCCCGGAGCTGCGGGAGCGGGTGAAACCGGCCCGGTCCCGTGACGCGGGCAACACGATGCTGTCCAAGGAATTCGCGGGCGGCATCCTGATCATGACGGGCGCGAACTCGGCGGTCGGGCTGCGCTCGACTCCGGCGCGCTACATCTTCCTCGACGAGGTCGACGCCTATCCGGCCTCGGCCGACGAGGAAGGCGACCCGGTCACGCTGGCGGAAGCGCGGTCGCTGACCTTCGCGCATCGTCGCAAGGTGTTCCTGGTCTCGACGCCCACCATCCGGGGGCTGTCGCGCATCGAGCGGGAATACGAGACCAGCGATCAGCGCCGGTTCTTCGTGCCGTGCCCGCATTGCGGCGCGATGCAATGGCTGAAGTTCGACCGGCTGCGCTGGCAGGAGGGCCGCCCGGAGACGGCGGAGTATCACTGCGAGGGCTGCGAGACGCCCATCGCGGAACACCACAAGACGGCGATGCTGGAGGGCGGCGAATGGCGGGCGACCGCCACCGCCGCCGATCCGACCACGGTCGGATATCACCTCTCGGCGCTCTATTCGCCGATCGGCTGGCTGAGCTGGGAGCGGATCGTGCGGGCATGGGACGCGGCTCAGGGGTCGGACGAGGCGATCAAGGCCTTCCGCAACACGATCCTCGGCGAGACCTGGGTCGAGACCGGGGAAGCCCCGGACTGGCAGCGGCTCTATGACCGGCGCGAGCGCTGGACATCCGGCACCGTGCCAGCGGGCGGGCTGTTCCTGACGGCGGGTGCCGACGTGCAGAAGGACCGCATCGAGGTCGACGTCTGGGCTTGGGGCCGTGGACTGGAAAGCTGGCTCGTCGATCACGTCGTGATCGAGGGCGGGCCGGACCGGCACGATGCATGGTCGGAGCTGACCGCGCTGCTGGATCGAAGCTGGCCGCATGAACGCGGCGCGCATCTCAGGATCGCGCGGCTCGCCATCGACACCGGCTACGAGGCCCCGGCAGTCTATTCCTGGTCGCGGGCGCAGGGGTTCGCACAGGTCTCGCCGGTGAAGGGTGTCGAGGGGTTCAACCGCTCGAGCCCGGTCTCGGGGCCGACCTTCGTCGATGCGACCGAGGGCGGCAAGCGCCTGCGACGCGGGGCGCGGCTCTGGACCGTGGCGGTATCGACCTTCAAGGCCGAGACCTACCGCTTCCTGCGGCTGGCGCGGCCGACCGAGGAGGACATGGCCGACGGGGCGGCCTTCCCGCCCGGCTCGGTGCATCTGCCGCATTGGGTCGAGAACGAATGGCTGAAGCAGTTCGTGGCCGAGCAGCTGGTCACGGTGCGCACCAAGCGCGGCTTCGCCCGGCTGGAATGGCAGAAGCTGCGCGAGCGCAACGAGGCGCTGGATTGCCGGGTCTATGCCCGCGCCGCCGCCTGGATCGCGGGCGCGGACCGCTGGCCCGACGAGAAATGGCGCGATCTCGAGGATCAGCTCGGGGCGGCCCCGACCGACACCGATCCCGCCGGGCAGATCAACCGGCCGGGACAGGCCCCGCAGGGCAAGCGTCGCTCCGACTGGCTCGGACGGCGCGGAGGATGGTTCTGAACATGACCGACTGGACGGAAACCGAGCTTTCGGCGTTGCGCCGCGCCTACGCCAGCGGCACGACCCGGGTGAGCTATGACGGCAAGTCCGTCGACTACGGTTCGGCTGAAGACCTGCTCACCCGCATCCGCACCATCGAGCGCGCCATCGCGGGCGTGGGCCGTCCGCTGCCTGTGGCCGGGTTCGCGGGCTTCTCGCGCGGGGACCGGTGATGTCGGCGACCTGGTTCGATCACGCCATCGCCACGGTGGCGCCGCGCATGGCCGCGCGCCGCGTGATGGCGCGGCAGGCCTTCGAGACCCTGACGCGGGGCTATGACGGCGCTGCACGCGGGCGGCGGACCGAGGGCTGGCGCGCACCGGGATCCTCGGCCGACACCGAGATCGGCGTTGCCGGGGCGCTGCTGCGCGACCGGATGCGCGATCTGGTGCGCAACAACCCGCATGCGGCCAAGGCCGTCGCGGTGCTGGTGAACAACATCATCGGCGCGGGCATCATGCCGCGCGCCGCGAGCGGCGACGACACGCTCGACCGGAAGGTCGATGCGCTGTTCGAACGCTGGACAGCGGACTGCGACGCCGATGGCCAGCTCGATTTCTACGGCCTGCAGACGCTGATCTGCCGCGAAATGGTCGAAGCAGGCGAGGTGCTGGTGCGTCGCAGATTGCGGCGCGCGAGCGACGGCCTGCCGGTGCCGCTGCAATTGCAGGTGCTGGAGGCCGACTTCCTCGACGCCACGAAATCCGGCGTCCTCGGCGCGGGGCGGCTGGTGCAGGGGATCGAGTTCGACCCGGTCGGCAAACGCCGGGCCTACTGGCTGCACGCGGAGCATCCGGGCGACGCCTATGGCGCCTTGCAGAACGGTCTGCAGAGCCGCCCGGTTCCGGCGACCGAGATCGCCCATGTCTACGAGAAGCAGCGCACGCAGGCGCGCGGCGTTCCCTGGGGCGCGCCGGTGATCCGCAGCTTGCG